TCTGAAACTTAAAAAAGATTTGGTTAGCATCCGTTGCAACTAATTGATCATTAGTTAACTTTAAACCAGCCCAAACTTTTTGGTTATCAATTGCAGGCAATGAAATTGAACATTCCCATTCTACTGAATTTTCAGTTCCCCATTTAGTACTGCTCCAAGCTGTTTGGTTAGTATCTAAGTGTGGTAAGAGAATTGCTTGATCTTGGTCAGCTCCAGCAGTGGTCATTAAAATACCACCATGTGTAGCTGAAAAAGTAGTCAAAGCAGTTGTCATGTTAGTACCTAATGTTTCAAAATCTCTGTTAGCAATAACATATGCTGCTAGAGCGGATGCACTATCCGCATCTGGGTCAATAATTGAAACAGCATTAAGTCCTGGTTTCTTTTTAAACCATTCTTCTAAGTAGTATCTTCGTGCGTCTCTTATACCTGCACCAAGAGTTCTGTCCTGAATTAATCCTGTAGTTGTATTTTTACTTACAAGATCAAAATTGTTTTCAGACCTAACTGGTCCATTAAAAGTAGTTTTTGCCATGTGTTCTCCTTGTCTTGGCTAGTGTCTGCAATAGTGCAGTCAAGGTTTATTTTACTTATACACTATAAAGGAGCGACTGAAAAGTCACTCCTTTATATTTTTTTAGTTATGCTCCTGGAGAACCATAAACGGCACGAGGATCACTCCAACCAAAGCTGTATCTTTCACGAGCTTTGTATCTTACGTTACCTGTGTCGAAATCTCCTTCCATAGCAGTTTTTATCGCTGCACGCTCAAAATGTTTAAAACCATTTGGAGCATCAGTTTTGATAAAAAACGCATCAGTATCTGTTAAGAAATGATTTATTACATAACCATTTGGTAACATTCCTGTGCTACGGATAGCATTTACGTCATTGTCTGCTGTACCAACTCGAAGATTAGAAGCCATTAATCTTTCAGCAACAAATTGAAGAGCAGGTGGAATAATAAGCTTCATACCTCGTAAGGCAACTTTTAATCCTCGCTCATCAACAAAATTACTGATGTTAATTAATGAATCTTCTAAAGAAGTCTCGTTAAGATCTGCAGCAGTTGAAGGTTCATTAGCAAATGTACCACCTGTAGAAAGTGTGTGTGCAGTAGAACAAAGTTCTAATCCATCCCCACCTGTAACAGTTGATGTAAACGCATTATTCAATACGTTTGCTGCTTTTACCTGCTTAGTGTTCGCCATAGAACGAGCCAATGCTTTAGTATAACGAGCAGAAATTCTATCATACAAGTTATCCTCAACAGCTTCTTCAGTTATTGAAAAAGCTAAAGCAATTGTTTCGTGTGTATAGCGTGCAGTGTATGCCTCATTTGCTGTATCAAAAGATACTGCAGCACCTTCTGATTTAGTAGGAGCACTACCAAACCCTGAAAGCATGACTTCTTCTTCGAAAGCACGATCAGATGATTCCGTTTCAAAGATTTCAGAGTGTTCGTTTTCATAACGACTATACTCTAATCCAAAGAGAGCGTTGAGTCCTGGCTCAAGCTCTTTTGCTAGTTGTTGTCTAGATATTGCCATTTACACTCTCCTATACACCAGTCGTTGACACAGTACCACCAGCAATTGCACCATTAGGTGAATTAAACTGATTGTTTAATCGAACAACTGCACCAACACCAGACGCACCAAAATCAACGTTTTCTGGATCATCTTGCCAACCCATTATACGAAGATTTAAATTTGCAGTAGTGTTTATTGTACTGATTGCTAATGCTGCTGAAGACAGACCAGTGGTTGTAGAACCACTTGTACCGCTTGAAAAGTTAGCATTTGCAAAAACAGCTGCTCTTGCAGTTGCTTTATTTGTCCATGACGCATCTGTCGCAATTAAATATAACTGCAACGGATCATCATATACAAACGCTTTGACAGGGTGATTTGAATCAGCCCCTGATCCTGGCCAGTAGTTTTTAAAAACTGTCTCGCCTGAGGTCGAAGATACATATTCACAGCCCCAAAACGCACCCAATAATCCAACAGTTCCACCTGCCGCTGCACCAACTATATCAATATATCCAGTTGATAGCGGAATTACAGGTGAACCTTGATAGATTGCATTTGAGTTATCGCTTGCGATCTCGTAAAAAGAGTATCCAGACATACCGTTCGAATTGGAATTCTGTCCTACTTTTCCTATAGGACGAAGACCAAACGCACCATTTGAATTTGCCATCGGCTATTCTCCTTTAAATTTAAAATTTAGCCCTAATCTTCATTAGATTTTGGACCACCAAAAGTTACACGAGTTTGCCTATCCCTCTGAATAGGCATGGATGGATGTTCTTCCTTCATTAAGTCATTATCTACGGCATCCATCGCGTCTTTAGTACGTGACTGAAAATAGTCTGTGCGTGATTCATGAACTTCTTCTGGAACTTTAGTTAGCATCAACCCACCAACACCAATTACTCCTGCATGTTTGCCATCTTCAATAGTAGGGGCTTCAAAATTAGGATGTTCTTCAGCTTTTACTGGCTCATAACCTTCTCGTAAGCGACTCAAGACATTAGTTTTGTCCTCATAGCCACGAACTTCAGTTCTGATCCAACGATGCTTATACCCTTCTTTTGGCTTTGGTGCTTCAAGTGAGGATGATGGTTGCCAAGATCGTTTACGCTCGGATTTTGAACGAGTCTCTGCAGAGCGGGGTGTTCTATCTACTGTAGGCATTATACATTCTCCTGTTTTACATATTTAGCATAATCTTCAAGTGGAACACCTAATCGTTTAGCCATATCCACTTGACCTTTGGTTAATTTTACAGTCTTACGCCCTGTTTTGACTGCTCTAGTTGCAGGGGCTACAGTTTGAGCGACTCGCTTTGTAGTACCTGAATTTAATCCTTCTTCTTTAAACTTATGCGGAAATTCTTCTCTTATTCTTTTATCGACTTCTGCATAATATTCGTCGCTAGTTGGATCATATCCTTCTTGCTCTACCATTCTACGATGAATAGAAAAAGCTGTAAAGGTCATCGGTTCGTCTTTACCAAACCAATTATTTTGTCTAGCCCATGCCTGAGCTTTTGGATCAGGCGGTGCTGGAGGATTTGAAGATACATTCGCTGGCTGAGACGTAGTCTGAACAGGTGCTTCTTTTGGTTGTTCTTGTTTTTTACCTTCTCGTTTGATAGTTTCTTCTTCCACTGCCAAACGGGCAACCAACGCTTGCGATTCTGCAAGAGCTTCTGAATCACCAGTCTCATAAGCCTTTTTTAATGCCTCTTTTGCCTCTCTTAATTGTAGAGTAACACGGTTTTCATATTCTGAAAAGAGATTTTTACTACTTTCTTCATGTTTTTTTCGTAAAGAGTCATTTTCTTCTTTAACTTTTTTAGCAAAATCTACTGCGGCTTGCTCTCTTCGTTCTGCTTCTCGCATTTTAAAAGTAAGCTTATCTATACGTTTTTTTACACCTACACTATATTCTGCGTGCTCATCTTCTTCGTTTTCGCCAACTGTAGTTTCCTCTGGTTTCTTTTCAGTTTTTTCTGTTGTTTTTTCTTCAGGTTCTTCTTGAACTTGAACATCTAGCTCAAGCTCTGCTTGAGTCTCTTCTTGAGGCTCTTCTTGAATTTCCTCTTTTTTCTTTGCTTCTGCCATATTGTTTTCCTTATGCTATTGAAATTGAAGTAGGATCATCTAATACTGCAATAATCTCATCGTCATTTAAAATTCGTAATTCACCATCTATTATTTTAAAACGAGAACCAGCATAGCGACCAAACATCACCCAGTCACCTTTTTTACACCATGCTCCATTTGAAAATTTTTCCTCGTCTTTATAAGCATCTGGTCCAACACTTACAACATATCCAACATTGGTTGCTAAACGGTTTTTTTCAACCGTTTCATCAGCCATGTGTATGCCGCTTTTTGTTTTCTTAGGTATTGCATAAGGAAGAACAAGCACTCGCCAACCTGTTGGGCGAGGAAGTTGTTCTAACGCAGATACATTTTCTGCGGTTAAACTCTTTTCTTCAGCTTCTTCTTTCTTTTTGCGTCGATTAGCCAGAATATGGTCTGGCACAAATAGATTTTTAGTCATCCATCTTCTCCACGTTTTTTAGCAGGTCTTTTAACTCCTGTTCCATAAAGCCAAGAGCAGAAACTTGACCCATGAAATGTTGATATTGTTCAATGGTTTTTACACCATTCGCCATTAGCGTTTCGCTAACTTCTGCTTGACGTGTTCGTATTTTATTTAAAAAATGATCTGCTAGTTTTAAACCATCCATTTTTATTTAGTATCCTTTTTTCTTGAGCGTACATTCAGTACAGCTATATCTTCATCTGAACGTATTTCTTCACGTTTAAGTGTTTCATCTGAACGCATTTCTTCACGTTTTAATTGAGCTTGTTGAATTAATTTAGCTTCTTCAAGTTCAGCTTTCTTCTGATCTGCCATTGCTTTACGTTGTAAATCAGACTGTTCAATCTGAAGTTCCTGTTGTTTTAATTGTACAATAGGATCAAACTGACCAACACCTGCCATTTGTTTTGCCATTTCGCTTATCTGTGCTGTTGCTTGTGCTGTTGCTTCAGCTAACCTTGCTTCAATTTCAGGTGGAACGACCTGTCCTTCAGCTGGAAGAGGTTGACCAATAATCTGTTCAATTTGCTGGCGATACTTTAAAGACAAATGTTCTTGCATATGAGCCATTAATCCTTGTGAAACCATTGGGTTTTTTTGAACATTAGGATCACCTAAAAAAGCCGAATGTGTTGCAACATGAGCATCATGGTTTTGTGAAGGAAAACCTTTTAGAGGTTTCCCTAATAAAGCATCTGCGTTTTCAGTTGCAGGATCTTTAGGTGCCATGTCTTCTTTAGGGGGTAGTATGTCATCTATATTTTGAACACCTAAAGCAGAGTACATACGTCTATATGACTCTTGTAAGTCGTGAATTTGAGGTGCAGCTTGAGCCATTTGTAATTGTGTCTGAGCCATTGTTACTCGCTGACTCATACTGAACATATTAGGATCACTAACAGGAACAACATCTATTCGTTCATCAAAATCATCTGCTTTTACTGTACCATCAAAACCTGCAACTCGATAAGGGTACTCTGCAGGAAGAAACTCATGGATTATGTCAGCTAAGATTTTTAATTCTTGTCGTTGAGCAAAATGTAAGCGTTTATGTATTGCAGAAAGAATTTTAGTTCCTTGTTCTAATAAAGCAACCGTTGTTCCTACAGGTAAAGCCTGATTCATATCCCCTACATTTAAATCAGCAACCGCTGCAAATCTTCGCCCACTGTCAACTAATATTCCTAACATATTCGCTAATGTTGGTGAAGGTTCTTTATAAGGTAAAGGCATAATAGCTTCTCTTATAGAAGATCCTGGAGCATCCACATCCCTGAATTCTCCTGGTTGCAATGGCAAATCTTCATCTCGAACACGTAATCCTCTGGCTTTAAATCCTGCTGGTAAATTAGCTAACGTACCTGCATCAATCAATTGACGAAGGATCGAGGTC